CCCCCGTTGCCAAGAAAAACATAATCCTCTGGCAAGTCAACTACCTGCTCCCACTCACTATCTTCTTTGCCCTGCAAAAACTCTTCAAACCTGCTCAAATCTAGATCGGGAATGAACTCGCGCCACTTGCGTTGGTGTAGAAAAGAACCAAAGCGCCTGATAATGCGATACAAGGATCTTCCTGCGTATCCACAATGCCAGCATTGAAACTTGTCTTTTTCGATATTAATTGAAAGTTTGTTTTTGGAATGTTTGCAAGCTGGACAATGAAAAAGGCGTTCGGACCCCGTAACACGGAAGTCCCCTAAGACGCTTCTGAGAATTCGGACTTTAGCTTCCAATCTTTACACCCTGCCTTCGCGAGAATCCAACTATCTGCCCGATCATAGACACCGGGCTTTGGATTTCCATGTTTAGTATATTCTACCTCAAAAGTGGGGTCGTTGTCAAGAACAAATTGCAAAACAACTGGTTTTGCTTTCTGTCCTCGGGGAATTTTTAATCCAACTAGCTTTCTGGCTTGACCAGCAGTGAGATACTGTGGTTCGTAAAAAAACTGTTCCAAACACAACCAACTGATAATACCATTAAATCGCTGAAGGACTGCCATCGTCTTAGCTGAAGAGCCTCCCGAGTTAAAAAACATAAAAGGCTGTTCAATGTAAACTTGACAAATGGCAAACTGGATTCGCAGGTTCAGCAATTCTGATTTTATCTTAGCTGCTTTCTCAAAGATGTTTTTGATTTTGCGTAAATCCCACGCTTCACAAAAAATGACATTACCGTCTTTATCGATAACAGAGGCTCCAGTAATACTTGTAGAAATGTCGAGGGCTAAAATCATATGTCCATCGTTATTCTAAAAGTATACCCCACATCTTCGGTTTTTTTAACAGGATTTGCCAGATTGGCAATCCCAAGAAGCTTTTGATTTTTATCGTAAATGCCAATTTTAGATATATATGTAACAGGGTGAAATGGCTCGTCATAATTTTCAAAACTGCTCGTAACTATATTGTGAACAATATTTCCGCTATTTTCCACAAATTGAGTGCTGCTCACGATTGCGCCCTGTCTGGAAGATTGTGATAAAAATGTTGGATTGTTGGAAAAATTAAATTCGTTCTTTCCAGCCTCGGCAAACATAGTAAAAACGGGAATAGTATTTGTTCCTTTAAATTCTAAAACATAAGATGATGCCGATGGTACAAGGGTGGTGCCACCATAAGAACCCCAATTAAGCCATTCGGGGTTAACAGCGGGACTGTCATTTTCATATGTATCCACATTGTCAGTGTTTATTTTATAACTTGCCGTCAATAAGAGAAACCCCTCGTTATAAAGAACGGTGCCCACAACAGAACCGGGTGAAGACCCCGTCGTTTCAATTAAAAGTCCATTTTGCCGCGTGTCTGCCGCCTCTCCCATTAAAGAACCAGTAAAATAAAACTTGAGCTTAACAGAACCTCGTTTAATTCCTGCATCAAAAAAGATAGAAGGAATACTCACTAAAGTAACGTCTGTTGAGCCAGAATAATATGTATCAAAATCGAAATGCTGAGAGAGTTTCTTATAATAATTTAATGTATTTTTAAGCGCCCTCAACTGAGCGTCGGGGCTAGCCACACTTTGTACCACCTTTCTGCGCTCAATAGAAGAAGTAAGTGGATAAGTACCGTCTATTGTATCTCCGAAAAGAAGAGCCGAGTAAGCCGATGTGGAAGTAACAGTAAAGCTGTTTTTAGCACCGTCTTTAGTAATGAAAGGATAAATTTCATCGCCGTCGCCTCGATTTACATTCATTTCGTAAAGCGAAAGGTTTCCTGATTGAACTTGTTCTCCTTGGGAAACCCTATCGTTAATATAAAGGCTTCCACTATAAAGATCGAACTTCTGCCGTGGATGGGTTTTCAAAAAGTTCGTGAAAACTTGATTTTCCGTGAACTTTTTCATTTTTTAATAATCTAAGCGGACCCTCAATACCAACTCGGTGTCTGGTGTTTTCTTGATAGGTTCGGATAACTTTGCCACAGCCATCAAATTGTTAGTTTCGTTATACAGACCAACCGTAGTAATATAAGAAACCGGAGTATCTGTATTATCTTGTTTCACGCGGATTTTGCTGGAACTTAAATAGGATTTGTTGCTAGAATAGTTAAAATCATTATGATTAACACGACAAAAATGAACTGTGGAATTCAATTCTGTAGTGTTGTTAAACTGAATATTTTTCACTCTACGCCTGAAATTGTTAGCCCAATCCTCCACGGTCCCAGAAGAGATCAAATCCAATAAACTACCAGAAAATAACGAGCCAGAATATATTCCTCGGGCGTTTAGACGCCATTTTTCTCCTATATTGCCAGAAGCAAACACGGCGTTTACATTCTCGGTTGATGAGCCGGTAATGGGAAGAGCTACAATTCCTGCTTGATAGAAAACAAGTCCTGCAAAGGCGCGACCGTTTGCGCCTGTCTCTGCAAACTGTACATTAAGCGGTGCCGCTGGTGCGCTTGTAATATCAGAACCATCCTGTTGAGTCACATATAAGATGCCAAATTCGCCTGCCGGGGAATTGATTTTATAATCATTAGCCGCTCCATAATCTTCAATTCTGATGCAGTTGCTTAACTCATGATATGAACCTGAAGTGTAATAATCCAATTTAAAAGAGCCTTTTTTAATTTCGTCTTTATACAAAAGTCTTGCAAAATTGATAAATAGAACACGATCATATTTGTTGCCGCCGCTTAAATCCCCATCCTCATCAAACTTTCTTAAAGTGGAATTTCCATCGAAACCGGCTAATACTTGCGCCATAGAGTTATAAATATTGCGGCGCTTCTTTGCATTAGCCGTCGAACCAGAATAGGTGCCCGTATAGTCATTCGAGAAGCCAACCGTAATATCAAAAATATGATTTGCCGAAGAACTTAAATAAGGATAATCGTAAACAGACTCAAACATACCATGAGTATAAGTTCGCACATTTGTATCACTAGGAAAAGTTCCATACGTTCCCGACATAAGAGTGCCCGTCATGGGCACCGATTCATGAAGAAGAGTTCGGGTGGTTGTCTTGTCGTTTGGTTGAAGTTTTTTGAAAGTTGTAGCCATTATTTAATCCTTTTATTAGTCCATGGTTATGATTTTTACAATTCGCACAGGAATGTCTATCCTATATCCGGTTGTCTGCCCCGTTATCGACACGTTGAGATCAATTGAATATACCGACCCATAATCACCGCCAGCAGTGACGCCTGCGGTAGCGGCTGTATCAGCAGTGTTGCCAAACGTCGTAAAATAATAATTAGAATACCTTAAATTCTCGGTTGCAATGAGACTAAATGACAATTGTAGTATTTGATATGGTCCCGCAATCACTGACGGGCTTACGTTGGGCGAGAGATTTTTAGCGTTAGTAGGTCCATCTTGCTTCGTAAAGAAACCAAGATTTTGAGTAGTAATCGCATAAGTTGCAATACTATCATCATCTATAAACGCAGGCGACGCCGCATTGCCCTCAATATCACACAGTTTTACAAGGCGATCATCAACTTCAATTAAATATTTGTCTTCTGTCTGTTCAGATGAAAGTGCTGTGGAAAAAGGAATGTCTGTGGTGTCTAAGCCCTGCGCGACGGCAATGTAATTTCTTCCCGTGCCAGGAGCCGCTGTGGCATTAAAATTTCCGACTGCAAACTGTTTGTCGTTACCTTGAGCGGAATAACCATATATGCTATTTTCTTTACCGCTGCCGATGGCTGTGGGGTTGATAAGACCTATAAAATTTCCCAACGTACCCGTATTATAACCTTGGTTGGAAGGTTTGGTATTGAGCTTCAGTACCGGCAAATATAACAAATTTGTCGAAGAATAGGTCACCAATTTAGACTTTAATGAAGACGCATTATTAGTGAATGCTTCTAAAATGGGGGTTTGCAAAATGTTGAGGTCATAATATGCGCTGCCAGACGAATTAGCTGAATCCCACTCACTATAATCAATTTCGTCATCCCCTAGTGCATATTTTTCAATTCGAAAGGTGCCGTTGCTTAAAGACAATCGCCTTCTGCCCTCGTCTGTTAACACTGCATCAAGAATGATGTCGCCTGAATTATTAAGAAATGCCATTATTAAACTCCTATACCTTTTAAATAGATTTTAAAAAATAAAATCTCCATTTTTTAACACTACTACTCGTTATTCCGGTTCATCTTCTGCTTCTCCCTTAGTCTTCAAATGACGTGCTTGCAACTTCCAATTCAACCAACGTTGGATCATCAGGCAACTCGTCAACCGACTTAATTTGGTTAATTGTAGTTGTAAAGGAAATATTAAGATCCACTTTCTTATTAGTCTTTAACGAAGTAATTCTCACTTTAAACTTTTTCCCGCCGCCGAGAGGATAAAAAAGCGGCTGTGTATCATTGCCTGTCGGGGTTCCGACTATAAACTCATCAAGTGCGCCAACGCCGAACACCGCGCCCTTTCGAATTTCTACTGCCATTTGGTCCTCGGCTGGTGCAATAGAAAGGATTTTCTTAAATTTCGGTGACGTGGTGACCAACTTGTTGACTTCTCGCGCCTCCATGTCATAAAAATCGATGATAGGATTTATAAATCCATCATCATTGTCCAGCCGAACGTGATAAATGGGACTTGGATTGGAAACATTACCAGTATAGTCCACCGCCCTTATCATGTAATAATAATCGCGATTTGGAATAAGGTCATCAATAAAAGATTCGCCTATATGATCATACTGTAAGAGTAATTCTGGGTCTAATTTTTGTAGAGGATTTGCAAACCGCAAAATTCGCATCAATCGCGAGTCGGCAAAATCATCAAATTTGCGAGGAGCTTTATCTAATCTAAAGAGTTGGTAATATTTTACATCATCCTGTTCAGATTTAAAATATAACTGTTCTTTAGAAAAATAATAATGTTGTCTGCCATAATTTTGTGACTTAAGGAAAGTTTTTTTGTCGTCGGTTAAGATTGGAATATAATCTGCTGCAAATTGATCGAGGTCGGTATTAAACCAAAGATCAACTTTATTATCCACACCCTTAAAGGGATAAATAGTAAGTTCTGGTGCAACAGGTGCCGAATCGTAAATAACCACGTCGTTTTTAGAAAAATAAGGAACTTCAAGAAGAACCAACTCTGGCTCTGCCTTTACGTTAAATTCAAGATCTCCATATTTATTGGCACCGTATGGCGGTATTAACATCTCTTGTTTTTTAAGATCCTCAAGATCATTAATGTACGAACCCATAAGATCGCCTTTTTTGAACAAAATAGTGATGTTGCCATCAGAATCCTTAAGGGCTTCTTTCGGGTCTACGGTGGTAAGCGGTGAGCCATTCTTCTGATATCCTTTTAGATAAATGTTAATTCCATAATATAAAGGCACGCCGTCTTGACCATACTCGGGAGTAAAGTCTCCAATGTTTCTACCACTGATCGTCTGGTATTGATATTTAATTCCTACAACCGCCTTAAGTGTAAACACCTCATATGTATAATCTTCCCCAGCATCAAAAGCAACACGGTTATCAAAAATTTTAATAATGTCTAATTCGGGAAAATTAGGCACATACCAATTTTGAACAAACTTTGTTCGGCTGTCGGTTTTCTGAATTCGATAACAGATCGTCTCTTGATAACGAGGATTTTTAAATAAATCCTGATTGTCTTCTAATTGACCCGCCAATATTGGCTTAATTTTATTGGCAAACAAATTAAAGGAAAGTTTTTTCACAATATTGGCACATGAAGAAGCGTTAAACCCCTCCAAGCTTAAATTAAAAAAATCGGCGTCTTTTAAACCATCACCAATTGTAATAAATGGAGAATCATGAGAAGCGTACTTGCTACCGAACTGACCAAATAAAGAAATAGGTTCACTTTTAATCCACGGTTTTTTAAACCACTTGTCTGGCTTTTCATTTATCTCGATATACAAAGAAAGTAATTGATTGAAAAAAGGCTGAATGGGCTTGGAAGTCAGATATTGCATCATACTATTAATATTAACTGCCGAATCGTTAGAAGAAAATAGTCTCTTCTCGGTAGAAAACTCTAATTCTGTGTAAAAGGGAACCACATCTTCTTCTCTTCTAAATTCGGTCCCCACGTTGTGCCCAATCGAGGGTCCACCGCCGCCCACCGCGCCACTCCAAAAATCGCCTTTGCCGACGAACGAGAACTCCGAGAAGGTCTTTGGCATTTCCATAAATGTATCAATAGCTGCCAATCTGCCTTGTGCCATTTGTTGACAACCATTCAAAAAATATTTATAAGAATCCAAATTAAAAAATGCCACACGCTCGTTTCCCTCGGCGATGCCCGTCCTTAACGACGCATTAACTTTTTTGTCCTTATCTTTTTCTAATTCCTCTTGAAGATTCCGAGCTAAAATATGATAAAAAGAAAGTGCCTGCCCGTCCCAATTGGGGGAATTTTTATCAAACCGAGAGAATGGGTCAATAGAACTATACTTCTTAAAAAAGGAACGAACTTTATACCACTGAGACATATCGGTGATTTGTCCAGCGGCGACCAGAGCTTGTTGTTGTTCCTTCGTCAGCTTGCCAGATAGTTTGAATGCCTGAGTAAGCGACTGTTCGAAACTCTCTGCATACGTCCCAACGCCCATACTAAATTGTTCCCCCAACAACTTCAGAAGAGAGCGATCAGCAGGAAACCCAGACATAAACGCAACATCAAAAAACGTATCTTGTTCCGCAATGGGGGCGGCAAACATATAATTCACTGCCTCTTCAGCCGCCTTCGTCACCTTGGTCTTTATCATCCCGGTCAGGGGCCATTCATAAGCCGCTTTAAGCGTATGGTAGGCAGGAACTGACTTCATGGGGGGTTTAACATATTTATTAAACTGGTCGTATATCGATGGATTTATTGTATAATCGTATACATAAACTCTATAAACCTTGCTGCCATCGTCATCAGGCTGTTCGTCTGCCGGTACTAGCTTCCAAGAATACCACTCGGTCCCCTGGAACCAAGTATCATATTTCTTTTTTTCCTTTGCTGAAATGGGATAAACAAGCCCCATACTTGTACGAACAACGTCCAACAAATTGTCTCCCACTAAATAATCAGGAATCACCGTTAATTCCATATCATAAATCATCGGGAACTTCATTAGTAGCCTCCCCCGACAGTGGTGCCGCCACCGCCACCAATGGCGAAAGGCACAGGAGCAGGAGCAGCGGTGGTCACGTCACCCTTGCCAGTGACCTTGGCAGCGCCGGTCGATTTAAAAGAAGATAACACGTTGGGCATTGCCGACACAGCCACGACAGCAGGGACAATAGAAACGGTTTCGGTTATGTCCCACGATGGCATTTGTTCTCCCAAGCCACCTGTGATAAGAAAATGCTCATTAAAAATTTTAAAGTCATCATTTATAACGGCAGCTTGTTGAATGTTTCCCGCAATCGCGATGACCTCCGATCCCTCCGATGTGGCGATGGCGATCGATACAGGAACCAGTCTACAAATTATCGACTGGGCGACGGAAGCCAACGCAGATATCTGTTGGCGGCTTATTCTGGTCCACTTTGGACGATGGAGACCCCCCTCCTCGAAGCCTTCTAAATATTGAATCTCGTATACTTGCATCAACTTCGTTAAAAAAGCCAGTGGAGACTTTGTCAGCAAACCCAAAGCCGCATATGCGGTGCGCGTTTGAGGAGCAAAAAACCCCGGAAAATCGTTAACCATTTTTTTTGTTATGGCGGCAGGACCGGCATAGTCAACATCGGTATATTTTTTTAATCTATCCAAATCCTCAATAAGAATCGCATTGGCGAAAGTATTGGTTGATAGTTCATCTTGCAATGTCTTGTTTTTCTTGACTTCCTCCGCAGATTTCGAATCGGCAGAAGCATACTTTTGAAGATTGGTCTTCTTGGCGGTTAACCCCGCTAATTTAGTTTTACTTGGAATCTCTTTAAAATCAAATACTTTTTCATTATCAACAACGGTCACACTCAAACCAGATAAAAGTTCTAAGGCTGGATTTTTTATTTGGGTCGTATTCAGTTCTGGCTGATTTTTTTCCAAATAAGCCCTTAATAAAACATCTTGTAATTTCTTTTCGGTTTTTTCCAGTGTAGTTTCCGTTACATCGTAACGCAGACCCTCAATGGAAAAAGACTGTACCGTTACATAGGGGGCTATTTGATCGGCTTCGGTTGTTTGTTCCACGGCGGCATCAAAAAACTTAATAGTCGCAACTTCTGTGGGAAACCTCATGTTTAAAAGAAAGTCAGGAGTAACTTGATATACGTCGAAGCCGGGAGTTTGCGTCATAAAATCATAGTACACGCTATTCTTAGGATTGCCAAAATTCTTTTGAATGGTTCTCTTATAATTTATTATATTGCTATTGCCCTTGCTGCTTTTTTTTGTTCCAGGGGTGCTTGACCCGCCAAATTTGATTCCATTTCCAGCGGCGGCTATCTCGACGGCGCGAGTAATCTTTATAAGTCCATCACGAAGTTCTTGAAGTGGTTTGATGTCCACAAACTTGGCCATCCACGACTCGCCGAGGAGTTCCATGCCAGAAGCACCATGAGCAATTGGGGTCTTCCCAGTAATAAATTCCGTTATTTTAATATAAGCATAGAGGTAACTGATAAATGCCGGTTGATCTTTCTCCACATATTGTTTGCTCAATAAATAATCATCGGTAAAAACTCCTGTGAAAGGATCAATCACCTGAAGGTTGTCGTAGTTCGATGTAAGCTTGTGCAACAATTTGTCGCAATTAGATATCAAAGTGTACAAACTAGCCTGTTCGGCAGCACCGGTCTGTAACAATGCTGCAAAAATCTTAGAAAGCGGACTCAAAAATGTGGCTTCAATCTCATATTCAAAATCAAGATCCTCAAGGTCGTCATCAAACCTAAATAATCGATAATAGGAAGGATCATTTAATCCTAATGTCACGCCCGTTAAAGCTTTAAGACTGTCTATCTTTTTGCGTGTTTTGTCTTTTTTGTAAAATTTGTATAACTCGACCGATTGAAGGATATTAAAATTCTGAACTATATTGATGTTATTGAATTGGGGATAAGGTAGAATTTTATCTAAAACTGCTTGGACATTGAAGTAAAATAAACCGGTTATTTTGTTATCTGGGCGATAAGAGATAAGAGGTTCACTGACGAGCACGGGGCTTTTCAAAACAGATTTTAATGCCTTGTCGTCGGGAACAGGAAATTCTTCAAAGTCTTGTGTTTCATCATTCCAAGCCACTGTCTTGGTGCTCAACGCCTTTGTTACGCTATTCATGCCCTGTGACATAGCAGTAATAAAAGCTTGGAACGTATCACTGCCGTCCTTCTTTTTAGTTTGAACCACAAATTGGTTCTTACCCAATTGTAATTGATGAGGATCAACAGTGGGTGGCAGAGAAATGTTAACAGGAATCGCAGGCGGCTTTGGTCCCGCAAGCTCTGCTAGAATTGAAACGTCTTGCGCCGTTGGCGCAATTGTCAAGTGATGACCGTGCGGCGGCAGACCGGCGACGCCGTGCAGCTTTTTGCAATTAGGGTAACAATTGCTTGCCGCTTGTTGCACCACCCCATTTTTAATTTCGTGATTATGATGAATAGAATAGCCACCATCAGGGTGTAAGGAATAATTGGTTTTTCCATTGCCAGCACTATCATGTTTAAAAGAATGATTGTGAGCAGGAACACCGACAGCAACCCCCTCTGCCCCGGCAATATTAATAGAAGTTACGCCTTCCAAAATTTGTGGGGGGGTGGTTTTTTCTTCTGCTTCGGTTTGTGGCGGATTCTCTTTGAAATTTTCCAACAACTTGGTATAAAAATAATCTCTAACCGTAAAGATCAATTTTGTATCTTCTCGATATTCCACGTTTGGAACCATTACGAAATAGAGATTTTTCAGTTGGCTATCTTTATACTTAAGTGTGCTCAATTGAGACTCTTCAAAGAAATAGCCCTTTTCAGCGCTATATTTTGTTTTATCCGTAGACACATTGAAAGACCGCGTAGCGGTTAACACATGGTCTTCAAATTTGAAGTGTGATTTTTTATTATCCAACAACGCATCAATAAGCCGATCTTTTAAGGTAGGTTCCGGTTTTTTGTCATTGCCGCCGCCTTTGCCGCCGCCTTTACCGCCGTTCGGAGCGGGGTTATCCGGTGGGTCGTCGTTCGAGCCGGTGTCATCTGGGTCGGGCTTATCAGGCGCTGCTAGTTTTTTAATGCACTTCTTTGTTTCTGCGACCGCCGCGTCGAGGTCGTTTTTAGCGTTGGGGTTGGGAGAAACCTTCGTTAGCGTCTGTGGGGGGCACTTTAGCCCAGGAGTTCCTGTTATGCATTTAATTTTAGTATTAGTGTTTGTTCCCGAAGAAAAACCCGCGTAGAGGGAATTATAAGCGGTGATGACCTTTATCAGCGATTTGAACAACTTATAAACTTGTAAATCGTTGGTGAGAAAAAACTTAACATAATAAAAACCACTAGCCGCATTTGTAGCCTCTAAGATTTCTCCAAGGTTGAAAGTGTTATCAAGATATTTTTCGTCAACATCAACAATATTATTATGAGCAATGCTTACCCCAAAACCCTCGTCGGCGTTCTTGCTCATCGCCCATACCCAAGCCGGATCGATCGTGGCAACCTTGATCTGTTTAATATCAATTTTTGGTAAAATATCTGTACAAGCCATTTTTAATCTTCACAATCCACTTTTGATTTTTGTGATGGATCAACCGAAGGAGCGTCGATTCCATCACCCTTAATTAGTTTTGAGTGTGAAATAAATTTAACTCCCAAATCGTTCTCATATATCTCATCGAACAAGACTACCACGCAGTCAGAGATAGAATTGACAATTTTATCCTCAAGTTCTAATACTTCTAAAGTCTCTTTTAAATTGGCGGCGGGGGTCATCGGCTTTGTCTGATCGGGTAAAATAAACTTTTTTGGTTGGGAGAGCGTCTCGTAACTTGACCCCGTCATCTCGTAAACGCTTACTTCGAAATTATCCTTGAAGTTTTCCAATATTGTATTATGTTCTACAATAGATAAAACCAGAGGATCATCATGTCTATAAGCCACATCTTGAATACCGGGACCGCTTTTATTTCTTAAATAATAATAGTCATAACTACACGTTACGTTAATCTGGGGTATTCGTTGACCAGCACCCGGCAAAGGTTGATATGAGGAAGTGGATAAAGCATACCTTTTGTTGTTCAAAACATTCAACTCTAAATAAGGAGCAAACTGATTAATAGAATTAAAAGTGCCTAGAGGGTTGAAATAAACATTTCCGAATTCATATTGGTTCTTCTTGTCGTTCTCCAATACTTTTTTGCCAGCCTTAGTAAATTTTGTAGTCGATTGCATGGATGCCGAAACAAACCTAACATTACCCCGATTGGAAACGGTTTGTGACTTAATTCTCATTTCTGTTTCATTTTGACCTTCTTCTCCAGAAGCATATGCGAGATCGTAAATAATATCATCATCATAAAACTCATAATAAACTGGTTGAAATGTTCCCTTAGATAGCTGAAGGCGACCTTCGGAGGTCAATTGAAAATCAATGACATCTTGCTTTTTATTAAAAAAGGTCATACGGGCTTCACCACCTCTTTGGCAACCAACTCTACGTCATCGCCTAAAGTTATTTGTGCGTCAACCTTGGCTAATTCAATCAAAGAGAAAAAGTCATAAGGCCAATTATAACTATAAGACAACTTGAACTTACCATCCTTCTTAATCGAGGGAATCTGTGTTAAGCCCTTCGCCTTGAAGTCAAAATTAAAACCGTCGTCGGTGGTGTCCTGAGTTATGTTCTTGTATTCGAACTCGCCACGTTGTTTTACCTTAAACACAAAAAACCGAAGCTCGGAGATTTGTATATCATCCAGCAGCTTTTGTCCATTCTTAAATAATTTAGTTTGTTGACCAAATGTTTTTGCGCCGCCTTGGAAGCCGGGGTCCACATTAACCACCTTTTCTTTAATTATTCTATCATTATTGATTAAGAGTGTGTTAATGTTGTTCTCGACAATCTTGTCCAAGGAAATATCCTCGTTTATCTCTGTGGTAAGATTAATGATAGATTCCTGCTTCCTCGCCTCCAAACCGGCTTGCGGCAACACTCCTTGCCAAATGTCGCCCAAATCTTGCTGAGATAGTTCGCGAGTAAATTCAAAAATATACATTATGGGGGTCTTAATGTCCGTGTTCTTCTTCGGACTAAACGTGACAAAATCCAGAACAGGGGGAAATACATATTCTTTCATAAGCCGTATTTGACGAACTAATTGATCCGCATCATCCTGCACGGTATTGTTGTTGGCTTTGGACCGAAGAGCCTTAACAGCCTCGTCAGACAAATTAAAGAAGTTCACCACATCACTAGTTTCTTCGTTAACCAGATACGGCACAACCACCAAGGCTTCTTTTAAGACCTTTCCTTCGGGCGATATCTTGCCAATGGCTTTTTTGGTTTGTTCCACCCCCATTACCTCTGCGAGTGAAGCAGTGAGGGCGGGATTAATCCGCTCCTTAAACGGTACATCCATAACTTCTAAAAAGATTCCCGAATTATTGTAATCGGGAATAACTCCATATTGATGCCACATTCCGCGTGATGAAGCTGTTGGCGAAGTTGCAAGAGGAACAGAGACAGCAACATCTTTAAAATCCATTACAGGGCATTCAAACTTGGGATGAATAACCCATTTTTTCTTAATGGTGTTTGTAGACTCCGCAATTTGATCAACATTTGCGTCGGAATCCCAAGTCTTTGCCTTTTCCTCAATAATGCCCTTGATGGTCATTGATGATGACATTTGCATGAATGTTTGGTCACCGCTACCCGTCGTGTTAAAATCGTAAGTTGGATCTTCTAATAAAATTCTTTGAGAGGCTTCATTCGCCCTGAAATAGTCAAAAGAAGCAGAGTTAAGAATTTCCTCTACCGTATAAGACGATATCGACGCATTGGGCTTAAAAAGAACCCGTGTTCTGGCAAAGCCATCAAAATAAGGAGGAGTGTGAGTCGCATATGTTCCATAATAAACATCAATAGTGGGACCACCAAGCTTAGAAATAAATTTACTTCCAAAAGCAGACCCGCGATTATACATTTCGCAAATAGGGGTTGCCTTCGGCAAACCACCCTGAGATTCTAAGCTTTTAGAAAGAGTCTGCATCGGTGCCGCGACGCCGTCAGAATTCCGCACTAGCTTTGAATAATCATAAACGCTTTTAATATCACTATTCCTTAAAACAATATCCATAGCATAGACTTTAGCAGGATCAAGTTCAAATGAGGCTTTTGCCGAGGACTCAAACGATGTTAGAACTTCATCTTGCAAAAAGAACTTTACCACTTCCGAATGGAAATTATTGGACATCAACGAAAAATTCAATTTTGGAGGTTTTTTGGGTATCACCATGCTGAGTAATAAACTTGGAGTTATCCCGTCATCACTCCACGTTGTTAAATAAGGTTCGGGATTTAAAATAGCATCAAACGGCAAACGGGTTGTTGTCGATGCAAGATTAGCATCTACCGCTATACCATCAAACCCATACCAATTGAATGTCCATGCATAGCCCTTGTCACTGAGAGTTTTAGATCCGCCCTCGTAGGACTGGGGGGATGTTGCGCCATTGGCGAGGTAAACGGACAATTCATCTCCACCGGCAACGCTGGCGAGAAAGCTTCCAGACGGCACCTGTTTTGCAATCAAATCACAGGGAACCGGCATATCGTCGATGCCTGGAAAATTCTCATCATGACCTATACCCTCTACTCTTGAATAGGTTCCAATATTAAAAAGGGCTGTGAGTGGGAGAAAAGCGTCCACCGCCAGACCAGATTTTATAGTATTAAAAAGAATGCCGGGAGAAACAAAGGGTTTTAAAACTGTTCCAAATGTAGCATTTGCCTCCTCTAATGCAAAACTATCTTTTAATGAGCTAGATAATTCTTGTGCCAATTGAACGGTTCTTTGTTGCGGATAAAACCCCTCATAGGGCAAAAGTTTTAACAAAGCAGATGCTCTAAGAGCGAAGCTGCTTATCCCTAAATTAGATTTACCCTTAACCACATCTAGAATTTCGCCCAGTTCTACCGAGGAGAGATTTTTAGCAATATTGGAATTAGATGATCCCGTCAATGAAAACAAATTTGATGTTCCGTCTGATGCTGTTAAATTTGCTTTAAAATTAAAACCATTAGATAAATAAGTGTTTATGTGATCACTGATAATAAACTCTGGAACAATGGAATGATCTTTTCCCTGGAGCCTCAACTCTTCCGAGTAATTGTCATAAGAATTATAAAAAGGATTTTTGCCCGATTGCGAGCCAACCTCCCACACAGCTTCACCTACATTTAAAGTTCCGGTATTTGTTACACTATGAGAAAACTGGGTCCAGATCAGTCCTTTTGTATTGAATGCGTGTGACGACGTTGTTAAACTAATCGTTCTTCTGGCATACAGCGGACCATACTGAATATTGCTTGTGGGGGGAGGATAAGAATTGTTAAACCCACAATAGTGGTTTTGCAACTCACCCGAACCGACAGCCGGGTCGCTCGCAGACAGCGGTGGTATCACGGTTAAAGCATGAATATCCGCGTCCATTGAATAACGAGAAGTGGTGCCGTCGATGACCAACTCCATTGAATTCGCCACATTGGTTTGTTGCCTATCCACTCGCATGTCTCTCCACCAAGTGTTATCAAACACATCTCGGGTGCGCGTGTTATCAAGATAGGCTATTTCATCCTTTGGAAAAATCTGCGTTCTCATGCCAATCTTGGAAAAATTAGCATCAGGCTGCTCAAAAACTTTGTCAAATAACGTTGTGTTTTTCTTGATGGCTTGTTCAAAAATATTATTTTTTAGAATATCCGTTGGATTGGCAAATCCACGTTTCATATTTTCGTAAGAAGCCTTTAGCAACAACGAGGAACCATCCACCTTTGCATAAAATGGGATAGCCCGTGTAATGGGGGGTTCTATGACATTTTCAAAACCCTTCAAGAAAAGTGGACCGCCGCCGGGAGCAGCCCCCACTTGAGTTCCGACCACATACGAATAAGTGTTTGTTTGCCTGTGTGCTCGGGCTACGGGATGTTCACCACCTCTAATTTGTTTCCAAGATGGATAGCCATATGGACCGTTTCTGTTGAGGAGAATGGCATTTAAAACAGATGGTGTGCCGGGAAAGCTCGGGTTGAAGACCCCGTTATCAACACCGTTCGGTGCGGCAAGCGAGGGATTAATGTAATATATTCTATCTGTGGCTCCACAACCAATGCAGAACGGGTTTCCAAACAAACCCAAGGGAAAGCCCAAATGATTTTGACTAGAAGTAACAGGGTCCACGACAACATTATTCAGTCCAACAAAATCCACTGGAAGAAACTCGACCATCGCGTCGGCGGGAGCGCTATTTTTATCAACACCAAAATACCGGGCTTGCGTGTAGCCGTCGATCTCAAGATACCCCACAATATCGCTAGCACTAACAAACGTAATATTGCTTCCGGTCATATTAATAACTGCACCAAAGTTCGGAGCAGAAATGTAAGAAGCATTAATCCACGCATACTGCAAATCGCTTTGTGGAATTGCGTGCTGAATAAACCAGTTGTCGTAAATCTTTCTTGTGCCGTATGTGGTGTAAGCGTTGAGCGTTCCTGCGGAATTGGAGGGGGGGTATGCTGAAACCCCTGCTGCGCCAAAACTTGTCATCGTGCCATCGGCATATCCCAATTGGTTGGGAATGGTATAATTTTCTGCGGAGCCTTCCTTGTCGTCGCCCATTCGCCACCAGCCTACCAAGTAACCATTGGGCGACACCGAATTTGCTTTTGCTGCCGGATGTTGTCGTAAATCAAATGGACCCTTGATCGCTGGATCGGCTGGTTCATAAATTTCCCACACTTCGTTAGCAGAAAGCTTCTTGTTCCAAATGCTCACCTCATCGATATAGCCTGCCCATGAACGCTGCGCGTCAGAGCGGTTGCCAATATTGGTTTCGCCGGAAATGGTGTAGACCGCGCCAACGGGGGTCAAGGTTGTTGTTGACGAAACCGCAATTCCATTAATATAAAAAATTGGCACGTTAGAAGCATTCGTCGCATCATAAGTGACTGCAACATGATGCCAAGAGCTTGACGCAATCCCAGAAGTGGTGATGAAGTTGCCATCAGTTACTGTCCAATCAACATCTAACCCAAGATAACCAGTTGAATGTTGTACAAAAAAACGATAACCGGTGCCGCCACCGGCATTGTCGCCAATTTCAATAATTCTCGGCCAGCCGCCTTCTCCAACGCCCGTTTTGTTAATCCAGGCTGAAATAGTTACTTTATCAGTATTAAATACTTCATTATATGGTATAGAAACTCTATCGTTGGTGCCGTCAAAAAGAATCGAATAATTGCTATAACTTGTTGTGCCCACAATAGAGGGCACCGTTCTCGGATTTCTATTAACCTTGTGATAGGATGCGGTAACGGAAGAACCAGATTTATAACCACCCCACGCTTGATGAGTGGTGTCCCACTCGTTCAAAAACCGTCGTACACCATAGTTTCTCCACGGCAGAGCATTATAAACCGAGTATTCTCTCGCCGAAGGATCTAAAAATCCCTGGGCGGTCTCTACGCCGCCGGGAGCATTAAATCTTTGAACAATGATGCTTTTCGTTTTATTTCTCGCCGGCCACAGATAATCAAATGTTCCCGACACATAAGGAGAGGAAGTTTCTGTTCTGGGAAGCTGGCTAGCAATATATAGATTGTTGGCTTTTCTGCCTACCGTATTAAACACCTGATAATTGAAATCATAGTTTCCAGCCGTCGCCGACAAGAAGTTGTAGGGTGCAACGGAGCCTATTCGATCGTCGGTGCCGGTTGTTGGAAGCTTATTTGTAATCGTAATTGGCTTTATTGTACCGCTTTTAAATGATTGTCCACCAAGCACTTGATAATTTTTTATATAATTTCCCGCCGATGCCGACGCAAAATCCCATGCTGCAACAGAGCCTATTCGATCATCGGTCGAACCGGTTGTTGGGAGTTTATTGGCAATATTTACAATAGGTCCAATAGAGCCCGTGGGATCAGATGCCTTGAATTCTAATGTAGGAAATTTATAAGCATATTTGCTTCGTTCAAGCACATGACTTTCAACAACATTTGTTTGTTGCCCCGCAAAATCTGCACTTGCCGGTATAAGGTTGTCTATAATTGTATAAATAACCGAGTCTAGCCACTTAAAATAAGTTACAAATTTATCTAAGTCGGGATCATTGGCTACCCTATCGAAATAAAGATCCCGCAATCTTTCTAAACTCTTATAATTTTCTCGATATTTGTTGACCGGATTTCCTATCAACTCGTTAAAATCTACAAGACCAGCAAAAATATATAATATATCTTGACTAATCACATCATACATGCTTTTGGCAATAAATATCGATTCTTTACCGGGAGCCATGTTGGCTTCAAATGCAATATCACTATCTGTAGTTGCGACTACTTTATTTGCCCCAAATGACTCTTCGGGCAACATAACCTTCGCTTTTGAAACAAACTCATTTTCATAAACTTTAATACCAGAAGCGAATCCATATCCCATACCAGCATAATTTTTTCCAAGGGCTGCTCCATAGTCGCCATAATCACTACTTAAATCCATTGCACCCGAAATAACATCACTTACCTCAAAAGTGCTTCCCGTGGTTGGACTAGTTACTTGCTCAAAATCCCATTCGAACAAGGTGCTTAAAAATTTAGGCACATAGTTTGTGTCATCGCGATTCGAACGATTGAAATTCTCAAAAGGTCTGTTGCGACCCTGCGTGTTTTTAAATCTAGCATGAAGCTCAACCTCCTCTGCTGCAAGGGAGTCTGCATAATATTTAAAATTACCAATACGACAATCTGTATTATAAAGAACACTGCCTGTAAAATTCGTCCGTTCCGAACCCACAAACGACCGCTTATCTTCTGCTAATATGAGCGTAGCGGTTGCCGCCGCGATGGACGATGAAATTGCAAAAGAATTTACTTTAAACCCAGAATCGATTTCATAGCCATAAAGCTTTGCATAATAATCTGAGGTAGTGGCGTCTTGAAGATTGGACAAATCCTTTTGTGGTTCAAAAACAAGAGCCAGCATCCAATTTCGTGCATCATAAAGCTCGAATAAATCACTAGATATGGCTTGAAAATATCCATTTGAAGATGACAAAGTAAATCTAGCCTGTTTGCTTGTTGCGCCGTTTCGGACGGCGTAGACAGCCATACCGGTATAATTATCACTTGTAAAAGTCGTATCTGTTGGTGTGCTGCTGTCCGCTGAATGGACTCCAAAAATAGAAGAGGACATTACATGAGGAACATAAAACTCATTGGCAAAATCAATATGTTTTGTAAAATAAACATTGCTTTCTAGGGTGAACGATTCTCCCAAAGATGGAATGTAAGAGCGATAATTTGTATCAGTTGATGAAGTAAAGTTAAAAATGATCGCCTGATTTGGAAGAGCCTTACTGTCTACAAGATTCTTCAGTCCATAAAAATCAATCGTCTTGTCTTTAAATTGTTCTACTTTTTCATTATTTTCGATTGTAGCTACAGTGTTGTAAGAATATGTTCTCAGCCTAATAAGGTTTTCATCTACCCCATAACAATGCAACAAATTGCGAATTGAAGAATCTGTTCCCTTTGTCTTATAAATGTAAAGTAGATTATTGTAAACATTTCGATAAAGTTTTTGTTTAACGGTCTCAATAGAGCCGCTTGAAAGTAAACGAATGTCGTTTCTATCGAACAAATTTTCTGAAACAGTATTCTCTTCAAAAAGTTGTTCTGCATTAAATCCGTGGGACTCCAAAAGCTTATCGTAATAAGGAAATATTTTGTAATAACTGTTATAATCCCCATCCTTTACTTTGTTGTAGGTTTTTATTTGAGAAAACAATTCATCAAAATAAGCTCCAATAATATGAGAAAGCTTCTTTAATTCTCCCTTGTCCTCCGAGCGAACCCACTCTGGCATAAGTGCATAAAAACTAAACGGATTTCCGTTATCATAAACCTCACCTATGCGAACAGTGTCGGTTACCAAAGCAGCCACTCTTGAATTGTTTGAATAAATTATCGGATCTTTTTCTTCGATAAAACTTATACCATCAGAAGTTGTATACTCTTCAATCGCCGAACCCGTAGAACGACTTGTAGATTCATAACTAAGAAACGAAGCGCTTGCGAGCCTGCCAGAGTAATCCAAAATTACAGAATCCGTTGTTGCTGTCGTTGTAATTCCCTCATTAAATTTAAAATATAAAGAAAGAGGATGAAATGGAGCGTCACCAGAAGTGTCATTTGATCCTCCATGAACCGAGGAGTTCCAATTTAAGCCAATCTCTTTTGCATTGCGTGCCGACTTCCAATAGCGGAACTCATCAATAGAACCGCTATAATAATACTCGGAGCCAAGAGAAAGAAAACGCCCAATATTTCCAGACACTGTCGCAAGCGCCTCAGACATAGTATAAGTGCTTTCTATTTTCTTTTGCGTATACGCCCCATCAACATATAAAGTTCCCGTTAAATAAGAACCAGAGCCGAGCGATTCAAAAACAAGTGCATAGTGATGCCAAGACCCCGCCTTAGTAGCGAGTGTATCAAAGCTAAAGCTGGCTTCGAGGTCAGTGCGGAGAGATCCAACCTGCCACGTTATATCAGAACCACTCACATAGTGATAAACAAGAAAACTTCCAGTACCAGAATCCGATAATTGTAGAAGACCTCGCGATTCTGCGGTGCTGGCTGTTGCTATATTCGCCCAAAACTCAACCGTAACGCCTCGTTCTGAATCGAACGCCAGATTGTTTGTTTGTCTGGAAGATTCCTTATAAACATTATCTAAATTCGGTCCTGCCTTTGCTTCAATTCTTTGAGTTCTTTCTGTCCCCTCGTTTAAAGTCACATAACCCGTGGTTTTGGGATAGAGTTCTTTCCATATAAAATAATCAAAAGTATTGCTATTGTTGTGAAACTTTAATTTTTCAGCCGCAGTGCCGTCGTAAGGATAATCGTTGTAAATTCTAGAAATGCCATTTTCATAATATTGTTCAGCTAAACCATAATTAATGTAACTAGACAGACTCGCCGAGATGTCTACAAATCCGAAAATTTTCTTTCGAAAATCTGATTTTTGTTTTAAAAAATCAAAAGATTCAACAAAAAGACTAGAGCTTATATCTACTGGTCTTTTTGAAAACCTAGTGACATTTTGGTCATCTTTCTTAAAATATTTTTTAAGGCTCATTAGTATTTAACCCGAAACAAAAATTTCTCGCTCTGTTCAGCATATTTTCCGTTTTCATAAAAGATAAATGAAAGTTCATACTGATAATCGGATTCAAGATTGTCTGTTTCGAAATCAAAATAATTCCCATTTGAATCATAAGACAATTTTGTAGAGCCATCATCTCCGCTGCCAGTGCCATAGGCGACCACTATTAAATCATCCACCGTTCTCCGAATTTGATAAAAAGCCTGCCTAACCGTTTTGGTTGATATAGTTTTGCTCGCAGTTGTATATATTGTTGGCGACCAATCTTTATCTCTAACAAACAGCCTAAACCTCGCCGTTTCGTTTCCATAAGCGGCTCTCAAGTTTGTAACATTAATAACGTGTTGGGGATTGGGATTATAACTTGACTTTGATGCGCTTAAAGAGCTAACAGTTATAGCCGAGCCAGTAAAATATTCCACTGAGCCACTATGCCACACCGGATAAATATCGGTAATTGAAGAACTGACGAATGCCAACGAAGCAGAATAAATTCCAGTAGTACCTACATAACCACCCGTCACATTGGTGTCTCCAACGCTAGCGACATCGCCACCGATTGGCAAAAACAACTTACTTCCCGATGGAGCAGTGTTGGCAGCGGAACCAGAATAAAGACTAACTAAAATGGGGCTGGTGCCAACATTGGGAAGATTCGCCAATTGACCGCGAACATAATTATAAAAGTAAATTGTATTTAAATTATCTGCCGCAGACGCCCGAGAACTACTAACATAAAAATTAGCGCTATCATCTTTTATAGAATTATCCCAACGAACTTCTAGACGTGGTTTCTTGAAATAATATTCTGTATCTCTGCCGAAGAACTTCTTAGTATAATATGAAGAAGAGGGGATTGTATTAGTTGCGCCGCTTTCTTGTGAGGAGGTTAGTTTAATTAAAAAACCATAATTCGATTTAGTACCTGCCAGCCACTGTTCAACTATGTCCGAAACATCAACTTCTAAATTTTCTGTTCCCGCGCCGAAGGTTTGAGTATACTCTGGCGATGTATGATAATCGGCTCCCTGTGCTGTCCACGCGGTATAAGTTGAGCCGTCAAACGACGCTGTTTTCCAATTGGAAACTCCTAAATCAAGATATTCATCCATATCCAAACCAATTCCCTCATCCCACGAACGAGAAAGAGCATTGATAGTTAGGGTAAAATTGGTCGCTTGTGTTGCCGACTGTGGGGAATTATATATCTGTAAATAAAACTTTGAACTCCCCGAAGCCGGAATTGTGCCCGCAGAGCGAGAGGCGGCAATTTGAGTAGTATCAAACTGCAAAAGAACTCTGGATTTTTCCAACGATGCGCTGGTAAAAGCCCCGTAAAGAGAATACACTTCCAAAATATCAGACATACCCATATTGGCGTCGGTGGCGCGAGTTGAACGCACACTGCCATAGCCATCCGTAATGGTGTTATCTTGTGTGGCATAAAATCGATATATAGCCATTAAACCGTCTCTCCAGCTATTGTTTCGTCATACCTTTTAATCTCAAAAACGTAATCGTCAGGTATCTTGATGTATCTTCCATCCGTAGTGGTGTTGGCAATAAAATTATAATCTACGCTGGAGTAATTAACTCCGTTTTTAACTGTGAATGTCAGTTTCAATACATCATCAACCTGTTCTAAATCATTTATTCTTTTGGAAATTTCAGAAATATTAATACTTTCTCCAAAATTGTATTTTCTTCTGTTAAAATAATCGCGCAATGCCCCGTTAGCCGCGATAGTGGCGTCGATAGCATCGAAGGCGATATTGGATAAAGCCGTAAATTTTATTTGAAAACTAATAATCTTGCCATCTAAAATATCAATAGAATCCGAAACAGACTTATATTGTTGTATCCATGTTTTTAAATTATCCTTGATTGCTTGAGATGTATTAGCCAAATTGCCATTATTATCTTCTCCTAATACATAAAGGTTCATTGATCTACGCGGAGAAAAAAGGTCTCTTACCACTTTTACACGCTTTACAACTCCAAACTGTGGTGGCATTCTATATGAAGCTGCCTCATAATCAGACATTGTTACAGCGCGATTCTGAGAAGAATATATTCCAGATGCTAACATGCGCATTTCATCATTAGTTAACTCGGAAAGGGTAGAATTGATAGGGTCATCATTTTCAACCTCTATAGAACCAGCAACGCGATTTTTAACAATAGTATCAGTGGCATCAAGCCCAAAAGTAAAATCAAAATTAGATACCTGATTAATTTGATTTCTACCAGCAGAAATTAAATCACTAGTGTTTAGTCGATAAACTATTGTTAATTGAGTATTTGAAGGACCAATTCCAAACTGATCGTTTGTATCAATTATGGTAGGGTCCAAAACAGTGGAAGAGATATAATCCTTTGCAAACTTTTGAAGAACCACCTTTGAAGGATCATTAATGCTCGCTAGCAACGAATTTGCGTCTTCTTTTCCATTACCAAAAATAAGTTTAGTTTTTCCATCTCTAAAATCCACCTTAAACCGACGTGCGGCAACATAGGGAGTGAGAACCTTAAGGGACTTCGAAGACGTTTGCCCCTCATTGAGCAATCCCTTAAATACTAAATTTTGAGTCAATGAATCCACTTGATAGTATGTATTTCCTTCAAGATCCTCAACCGAAATAATTTCTACAATATTATCATCTTCTAATTCTATTTCCAGAAATCCCGAATCAGATGACCGATCAAGAACATCCTTGCGGATTACAGCTTGTATTCCAGAAATCACTTTTGTTTTTTGTCGAGCCGCATAATATTCTGGAACACCAGTGGTCTCATTAATTGTAGTGACAATATATTCGGTTTTATCATCGGAAAAATCAACATCTTCAACCAAAGTGTAGACCGCTCCGTCTACAGAAGAAAATGTTGCGCCCTTTTTTAACACTGGTGCATAATCTGTCGCCGGTCCTACATTGCCCACGGTGCCAGGAACCTCAACATATACTGTAACAAACCCCGAAGCCGAAGGTGAAGCCGGGTCTTTCCAACCCATTTGACGAGCTACTTTAAAAATATTATCCCGGTTTATAGCCGTTTCCAGCATATTTTCGTTTACTTGATAATCCAATTGAAAAGACAAAGTGTCGCCAACATATGATATCGCGTCTAAAAGAAAAGAACCAAAAGAAGCTTCTGTAAAATCAGTATATTCATTGGGATAAAATCGCTTTGCATATTCGACCAAAGTTGCCTTAATCGATTCAAAATCGCGAGAGTAATAATTAATTTGTGGTTTATTTGCCATTATGCTGCTACCTCAAAAATATCTTCAATTGATGTGTTGGTTATTGGAATAGTGTAATTAAGAAGAACTGCAAGATACTGCCCCTCTGGATCAAATTTTGTTTTAATTTCATTTATTTTTACATACGAAGCATAAGTGCCAAGCTGTGTCCGAATATCGTCTTCTACTCTAAATCCCATATCCGAGTTTGGCTGTTCAAACAAATATTTTTTTAGCCCACATCCAAAATTAATATCAGAAAGCTTTTCACCTTTTTCAGTTAAAATAATCATCTTCACATTCTGCTTGGCATTTTCATTAAATGTTTTTGTTAATACATAAGGACCGTCTATCGAGTTGACAGACAATGGAACTTTTATATTAAAACCTTTAGCCATTATACAATTCCGCTCAAATCACCACAACCCCCAAACGAGAAGCTTCCAAATAAATAGTTCTTCAAGTCAAGAATCAAAGTCATTATACAATTCCGCTCCAATCACCACAACCCTCAAACGGGAAACCAGTTAAATAACCTTGTAAATCTAAAAAATAAGAATCTAAAATTTCATCAAGTCCTTTAAATATTCCCTGACTACGCATCATTTCACGCATCGCACTGCCAATCTCAATACTGGGGATTAGTTGAATGGCGTTAAATACGGTTAGGGGGGCTAAAAGTGATTTAGTAAGGGCGTCAAATTCGGGAGTTGAAAGAAGATTTACAAATAATCTCTCGCCCAATGTCAAGCTCGATTCAGATTTATTGTTTGCAGCCCACATTAAATTTTCCATAGACCACCACGAATGCATAGTCTCTTTGATAAATGGCACCGTAACTGCGCCAAGGGCACCCTTAAGATCCTCTAGATAGGAGCCGTATGAGGCACTAAGTGTTTTTATCACAGCTTGCTGTTGCTCGATGAGGGCAGGGATTGACTGCCCTGTCTTTTGGGCCACTGCGAGATTAGCTTCGTTCGTGGTGACGGCATCCTTATATGATTGCAAGACCGATTTGATCGCGCCCTTCTCGCTGGCTTTGGCATGTTCTAAATCGTCCAACTGCTTCGCAAGCGCGTCCTTGGCGTTTGTAGTGGACTTTTTCCAATAATTCACGCTCGCCTGTGCGTCGGCGAGCGATTTTGTCAGTCCTTTAAGCTTCTCTATCGCTTGTGCCTGATAATATTGGGCGTCCACGACTTTCTTTGTTTCTTCTGCATTCAGCGCTCGCCCGAAAAGGTCATTGGCAGCATATTCTTTATCAACAGTTGCCACTTGAATTGTTTTGAAACCGGCTCCCTTGGAATCTTCATAATACAGCAGTTTATAAAAATCTCTGGCGAAGCCTTCTGGGGTGGTTTGAGATTTGAGTTTAAAATTCGTCGCCTGTGTCAGTGCGCCGAGGTTGCTCGGCAGTGATGGCTGCTGTACTGTTGCTCGCATAGAAAGAGTGCCTTTCACAAAAATATAATCTAAAACTCGACTAAGATCAAATGAACCACCTTGAGCATCACCCTGACCCTTCAGAAAAGAAGTATAAACATCAAAAAGATGAAGTTTGTATTGGCTCTCCAAGTCTTGAGGGGAGCTAAACAACGTCTTACCATCGATATAATCCAAATTGGTGTTTTCCGAAATGGTGTCGGCGATGTTGCTCTTTTTAGCGTAGATGTAATCTCCAAAGTCTTGTGCTCCGGTGCCGGTTAGACCCTCCACTAAAAACGCAACACCATTTAAATATGTGTTAAGCACAGTCACATCATATTCCCCCACTAGCTCTTCTAAGCACTCAATAATATCCTTTTTGGACTTTAAAGTAAGGCTCACATACGGCTCTATCACGATAGCAGCACCAATTTTCTTCGTTTCAGAAGTCCACTTATTTGTAGTAACTCGGCGTACTGGTCCCAATTCTGCTTTGCTTTTGGTAAATTTCCCTTTTATAAAACTTAAAGCATCCCCCCTTTCAACTATCAAATATTTTTTCATCATCTCATTCAGAAAATTCTTTTGCGGCTCTCCAGACATCGCGGATGTTGGCTGGAGGATGTTCCCGGCATCATCATATTGTGGCGAGAAGACCTTTCCGGCAGCGTGAACAGCTTGAGATACAAGTCGTTTAAGCGCAACTCCGCATAGCAAACTCACCTCAGTCTGCGTCAAAGATTCCAAATCTAAATCGCGAAATTGTTCTTCTAGAAGTGGCACCATCATATCACCATAATAATCCCTATCAACGAGAATCGTTCGAACATATTGAAAAAGCAAATCCACTACTAACTCATCCTTAAAGTCCAAAAGTTTATATTCACTCGACCACAAAATAGGTAAAATTGAAAAAATAATTTCTAAGACCATATTTGTAACTCTCAAATCGGCTCCATAACTTAGAAGTGCGGTCGCTAATGTTTTACTACTCATTGTGTCACCTTCTTAATTGCCTTTAGGATTTTTTTCTGAGACGACTCGTCCAAGCTGATATTCGTAAGCCAGCGACCATTGGGAATAAGCTGATTTATTTCCCTTTCAGCCTCATAATAAACCTTGTCGCTGGAAACGGAAATCTTTGTCCTCAAAGTAGCCGGATCATAAACTTTGCCTTCTTTGGCTGCTCTTACCATCTTTTTCATCCCGCCACTAAATTTATTCATTACCTTGTCTATGTCATCACCAATAGTGCCGGGGTACATAACCTGCGTCATAATATTGTTTGCGCCATTGGCTACCTTGAAAAACTTTGCAACTGGTGGTGGAAAAAAGCCTTTGAGCGACTTCCCCAACTCGCGAAAAGCCGCTTTGTGTTCTTCTTTGAAGTCCTCGGCGTCGTCGGGCATTTCAAGGCAGAAATTGCCGGTCTTGGATTTTTTGGCGTCCGGCAAGTGTTCGTCACATGGAATTGAACCCTTTTTCAGCCCAGCACATTTTTTCGCGAGACCGGCAGCCACAATGAAAGGTGCAAGAAAAAAGTATGTGACGCTCTCCTTGTTATCTTTATAAGCATCATTTATTTCTTCTTTCATCGCATTAAAATATGCATCGAATACGGGACTTACAGTGGTTGCCAGAAAAACCGAATTGGAGGCCGGCATAATGTCATACTGGGTCATAGACCTTTCAACCAAAGAGAAAAATATTTTACGTTGAGGCAGTTCTGACTTGTTAATCTTGGCTTCGTTATTAAAAAAAGTATATTTAGACAATAATTTTTCAACAGCACCAGAAGTTTTAACATAAAACGGTTCGGGCAAAGAAGGAAGGGAACGAGTATAAGTTTTCTGTCCGTCCATAATTTCAACTTCCATCCTATTGTCCGTGCCCATTTTAAAATCCATCAAAGATTCAAAGTGATCAGATCCGCCAGCGCCTGGAAGTTGGATCCCGTAACGAAACTGAAGACCTTCTGACGATTCTTCAATAATAAATTGATAATCTTCATTTAGTTGTTTAACCTTATAAATTGGGTCTGGTACGGTTTCATACCATTTTTTGTTCTTTTTTGCAGTAGCTATCTCGTTTGCATTAGCAAGCGTGCCCGCAGCATTGGGGTATTCTGCTTCAACAAAAAACTTATATTTAGCGCCGAAGCGGCGAGGGTCTATGCCGGGAATAAGTTTGGCAGCAAGCTCTTCTAACCATCCATAAAAATAATTTGGATTATTTGCCTTTTGACTAGCAGCAAACATAGCTTTGTCCATCGGAGTAAGGGGCTCTCCCTTTCCAGCCAGTTCTCCCTCAACCCATGGCCAAAAGAGCAAGCCGAAGGGCACCGCAAGTAAAGTTATAAAAACAACATCCTGAAGAAATTCCTTTTCGAAAGAATCGCTTGCGACAGGATTGACAGCATATCTATCGCTCAAAAGGGGAACCTTAAAATTATAATTTTTTGTATACGGCTTTAAATTTCCATTCTTGTCAATGGCATCGGGATTTTTGTACAAAAAGTAATTTGAATACACAATATTAAAAGCCAATGACATATCAGCAGTTAAAATATCTTTTTGAGTTGGATTGCCCCCAAACATATCTCCAGTAAACAGATACCTTAATTGATAAAAATCATAATAAGCCTTGATTCTTAATTGTTGTACAATAAATTGGACGCCCATCGAGATGGCAAAGTCTGTAAACCCCGCAATGATTGTTGCTGAATTGGTGATGGTATTTATAAGTGCCGTTACTCCTTCCAAGAGTTCACATAGCTTGCTGGCACGTTCTTCTATCTCCGCTTGTGCCGCCGCAACGGTTGCATTTGCCTCTTCATCGCTAAGACCCTGCTCCTCCTTTAATCTCCCTACGAACGCATCCTTCCATACAGACTGCGGTTCCCCACTCGACCTGTTCACCGCGACTAATTCGGGTGGGCAATTTTCATCTGTTAAGACTGCGGACAAACCCATCGCGCTCGCGATGTCAAGACCTATAATAGCCGCAAGAGGTCCACCGGAAACAGAACCCATCGCCTGTAATACAATAAGCACTTCGTCGTTGGTAAGCTCGACGCCAGATGCCTTTATCAGGTTATTGATGACCAAAGCCGCCTGATTAAGATACCAAGTATTGGGAGTTCCGTCATATAAATTTTTCAATTGAGGAGTCGTGAATTGTTCCCCTAATGATTCACAAAATTGTTTAAGTATGGCAGCATTAACAGACCAGCGAGGAATAGCCGGTGCTATCCGTTGAGCAGCCTTGACCAACTCATGATCCGAAAAACCACAAGCCCCGATGGCTCCGCGCAACGATGAGTTTTGATCGAGATCGGACATTTCACACCCATCAAAATCAAGGGGACAAATGCCCAAAAGACTCAGAATGGCATTAATCAACAGCTTAATCAATTCTACAATTAGCTTGTATATTAGTGCTTTTATTACAGATCTTATGCATGTATACCAATCCAAACTAGGCATCACGGGAACTTCGCGACCCAAAATAAAATTGTAAACAGGCGCTGTTGGTGTTTTTTGCATTTCATAATCTAAAACTTCGGAAAAGTTTTCAATTACATCTATGGCTTTTAACCCCTTATCATAAGTGCCACAAACATCAAAATCTGCCAAACACTTAAGATTTTCGGCAGATGCCTGCCCAGAAAGCTTCACTAAATCGCACTTAAAGCGGTCGATGGCTTGGCAAATGAAAATTGGCCAACTAATTTTATTTGACGCTACATCGTATATGTCGTCAATTGTCTTTACCATTTTTAGAGCCTCTTCCACACAGCCAGTACCGGCAAAGACTTCTTCAGTAATATTATATTTATTGTGTTTTAACTTATTGACAATTTCTAATTTCTCGGCTCGCGTTAACGGATCGGTGAGGGCGAAAGTAACCGGACTATTTCGACGGGCTGCCTTTTCAGACATTTTTTTCTTTTCGGCTTCAGTAAATGGATATGCACCCTTCTTATAATACACCTTAGAAAGATACACCTTATCAAAAAAGTCTCGGTAAGTCTGAGCGAGGATTAATTTGGGGACATCATGAACTGCAAACAAATAAGAAAAATGAAAAATATTATAATCTTTAAAAGCTTCGTGAGTTTTCTGCTTAAACATTTTAGTTGTTAAAGCAGCCCAATTAAAATAGAAGGTTTTCCTATCATCCAACACTGTTATATACGAAAATTCTTTCAAGGCAATTGCGTAATTGGGTTTATAAGTAACCGCCTTGCCATTGAGTTCACCCAGATTATATTCCATAATGTTGCTAAAATCTGTGATATTAACAATTTTCTTAATGGCAAGGCTAGCGGGATCCGTGTCGTTGACTACTTTTTGTGTAGTGAGAATCTTAGTGTCGATGGTATTACCCATAACATCAAACAACGACTTTGACCATTCTATCGCCAACTCACTACTAAAAGGAAGCACCCCCTCTTTAAACGCCTTTGTCACCACAGTTGCCATAACCCAAAGAGTATATAACTTGACAGGATCTCCCGTTTTAAGGGTTAACAAAAATTCAGGAATTGATTTGTCTTCTGGTTTATCTTGTAAGATTTTCTGGAGAGCGGCGAACTCTTTGTCTATGGTTACTTGCGCCGTCACTTTGGCAAATAAATCCTTATCGACCAACGCCAATCTTCCCGTTGAAAGAACAACTGTTTCTTGTTTTCCCGTAGCTACATTTTGGTTAACCAACGCAGGAACTTTATAATTTAAACCACCATCTTGAGATACGGGAGAAGCCTCCACATATACTCCCACCATTTTCATATCTTTCCGAAGACCGTCCGGGTCACTCTTATATACCTCATCTTCAAACACAACGGTTAAAGTTAAATTATCTGTCTCCTTCAGAGCTTCGGATGTAACTACGGCGTCCGCAATGGTAGCTGCCTTAATCATTGTGGGAAACTGATTAAGAAACCGTTCTTGACTTTGACTTGTAGGAATGGCTTTAGCAGTTGCCTCAGAAGAACCGGCAAGAATGCCAATTGTTGCTTTTTCCATCTTACGATCCCACAATTCTATTTCTTTTCCAAAGAATTCGAATTGCTCTTTTAAGTGTGGCATATCCGTTGTTAAATACGAATACCCGGAAAAAATGCTTTGAGCTTGGGGTCTGTGCGGTTTGTAATTAGCAAAAAAGCTTTTGCCCATTAAGCCGTGAACAATATCTGCGCCGTATATTATGCCATCGGCTGCATCTGTTAAAGCACGAATTCCATCGGAAGTGAACAAAACACGTTGTGTGTCTGTCTTCGGGTCGGCTTCGACATAATTTTCTGGTGCGGCTTCATTGAGCGGTCTATAATAAGAAATTTGTGATGCCCATTGAACAAATTTGGTCAAATCGAACCGCAAATAATAAGACAGCCAACGAGGTGGTCCACTGCTTGTGGTGGGCTTTAATTCCCAAGTTAAAAAGTCATTAGGTTTGGGCATTTGAATGACGGCATCGCCTGCACCCTTAAAAGGTATACCCTTTTTTCCAAGAAGTGTTAGCCACACCCGCTCCAAATATTCCGAAAACACAGAGGATTTGATGCCGAGATATTTTTCGGCTGTGTCTGCTAATAGTTTGCGAATCGCCGGAGCCGATGACAGGAAAACCCAGCCAAAACGACTAGCAAACGTTGTAGTCTTATATATCTCAAAAGAATCCCACTCTGCCTGAAGATGAACGCCCACGGGGGAGTCGAAATCATAGGCGATCATCTTCGCCATCTCGTCGTCCGCAGGTTTAGGAACCATTTTTTTCCACAACGCTGTACGGAGGGCAGATTCAACAATAAAAGAGGGAGCATCGGCAAGGAGGGGGTCGGCGGTGTAGTAGTCCCTGTACTTAACCGAATCGGCACGATTCACAGATAACCATGGTAAAACAAATGTCAAAGATTGACGATTCTTATCAAAATAAGCAAAAGTATTAGAAACTGGGTTGCTGGTCGCTTTACTATTCCCCCACAGTGCATTGGTCACATTTAAAATCTGAGTGTCGTCTTTAAAATTAAGACCATCCATGCCCGAAAGTTCAGTTATTGCTTTGGCTGTTAAGTTTTCGCCAATTAAAGAAAAGCCCTTACTAACGGGAACTTTGTATTCAGCCGGTGGTGAGTTTGGAGGGCTATCTTTTTCTGGTTTAATTTTTGGCTCTCTCAACCATTTGGCGTTGGACCAGCCTATTTTTCCAGCGAATTGACCTGTGATGACCTTGATTTTCCACCAACTTTTATTAGTTTTAGGCCCCTTAAGCTTTTGAACCAAAACGCCGTCGATGTTCTCTCCGACAATGTTGCCCTTTAGTGAGCCTTTTTTGTCTCTCAGCGTTAACCATGGTTCATTATCGGTGTCTAGATATGTGTCAAAAACCTCATGTGTTGCCTCTGAAGACGACGCACCGGCTGGAACCGTAAAATTATCAACTGGGTCAGGAGGCTTTGTGTTTGGCTCTAGAGCCTCAATCCATATTGGCTTACCACCCCTATAGCCTTTTTGACCTTTTTTTCCGGGCGATGACGAAACCCAGCCCACTTTACCCTTGTCTGGACCGGTGATAACCTCGACAAACCACCGAGGAAGTTTCCCCTTGCTACGAGACTTTGCAACAAGCTGTGTGCCGTCTTTGAGCTTTGCGAGAGTTTTGTTTTTTTTAGTCGCCGTGTCGCGAAGCGAAAGCCACGGGAACTTGTCACCCTTGGTATTAATAACTTTGTGTGTGCCAACTATTTTGAATTGGACGACAATATCAGTTCCGTTAGTATATGCTAGTTTTTTCTTGCTCATGTTGTATTATTAAATTTGCTACATATATAGCTTTTAGCGCCCGGTTTGAGATAATTAGCCTCTAGGCTAACATGGTTATATTGTTTTAATCCTGTTTCGACTGAACTCATCATTGCGTCAATTGAGGTGCTTACACACATGGCTATGGCAAACGGATTAACATTTGGACTTGTTGGTCCCGCGCCGCCGAGATGTATGTGGGTGGAAAACGCCGAGACAATTTGTCCGAGAGCCTTATTGTGCATAGCGACGTGACTATCCAGATCTGAGATTGATTTTTGTAAAGCCATCAAACATCTTACCAAGTTCTTTCCCTTCACAAGCGGTTGTAAATCACTATTGGGAGTAGTGTTGATCAAACCCCCAATTAAATCGATTCCGTAGTTCGCAGTGGTTCTTTGGTTTTTAGAATTTAATTTATCGACCATTGTGATTATTTTAATGCCCTCGCGAGACATTAATCTTAAATTATCTGCCTTTATCGCAATAGCCGATTTATCTTTTACAGAACCATTAAAAGCAAGATTATTTGAAAATCCCTTGTTTTGATACCACGGCGTTAAATTAAAATTATCATCAACATCGGTGCGCTCACTAATATAAATGCGGGCGGCGTCGAGCTTAGTAGAAGAATGAACTTGGGCATTAGGATATTCCGTTGCGATCAAAGAACCAACTGTTCCCAATCGACCCGTCACTAAATCGATTGTTGCACAGTCTGTCTGCATACTTTTTCCGCTACGATAACCGGCAGGGCGATCTTTTCCCATAACGACATAAGCATTTCCAAGATGCAACATCTTTTCTTTGAAAGTTTTTGCAAATGTGGGGATCTTCTCACCCTCAAGCGGTCCCCCTCCCTCTAAGTCATCTATAAGCACCAAAGAGGGTTGCTCTACGACATATTCCTTTTTTACATCATCAGGTAAATTTAATGCATCTCTCCCCATAATAACTCCTTATTATGCCCATTCCATCTTTTGAATATTGATCTTGGAGCTAGACTTAAACCCATCTTTGGCGAACATTTGACATGCCGTTCGAGCTTTTTTATAAGCTTCTGTTGGGCTAAACCCGTCCCAGCGCAATAAGCAATACAATTCGGGGACTAAACCATCTTGGTGATCCGTCACCTTTTCTCGGCGGTGCGCCAACACCCCCTTCCCTGCGCCAGAAGTTAATTTTCCCAAAGTCCACACCCTAGCCCCTTTGCCGCCCAAATAAAATTTATTTTGTATTTTTATTCCACTTTTTTTTGCGGAAGCTTTTACAATTGTCCAAACCTGTTCAAAGTTTGCCACTGTTGGGAAAGATTCCAAATATTGACCATAAAAACGACGATGACCCTTCGGAATCTTCGCCCACTTGCTTCCTTTAGACGCGAGACCTGTGGCGCGGCAAGCGACGAATTCAACGCCGATTGACTTATTATTCAATGTATTCGCGTGAGCGCGACCACACTTTTCGTAAGGTAATGTTTGAAATGATTGCTTGGTGCCAACCACAAAATGTAATGAAAAGCCTCTCCAATCAGCGCCTTGGGGGCACAATACTTTCCCCTTAGCATCTACCAAATTTGGAACTATGCCCTGTTTTATCTTTTCCAGCAATTGCTTATTATTATAAAGACATTTTCCCCGAGCAAAATTTATAAGCTTTGCCGCGTTGCCGCTGGAAGCCGCTGGCTCATGAAGAACCACACACGTTTTTTTACTACATGATTTTCTGGGGCGCATGGATATTTGCAAAGCTGGAACACTTGGCAAAATAGCCCCGTACCCACTTATTTCTCCACCCGACACGTCACCACAAGCTGCGGGCTGCACACTCTGTAGTGGCACGCCAGGAGGCGGTGCCAATTTTTTAGTATCTTGGAGAACCTTTTGGTTAAGTTTGGAAAAAAACATTCTTAACCTTTGAGTAGTCATCCTAACGGCTCCCGCTGTGTCGTCCTCAGTGAACTTAAAGTAAAGCTTCGTTACGGTTTCGCCGCTTTCCGCTAACTCTGCCGTGGCGGCGGTAGACAAAGCGACCGGATCGGATGATACCACGATGTTATAACCCTGAGTATATTCCTTAAATTTAGAAATGAGTGGACCAATTTTCGTGGCGTGCTGGACAACAACTTCTACTCTGGAATCCGTAACAAGTTCGGGCGAGTAAACGAGAGTTGCATTAGAAGAGAGAATACCCGCTCGATTAACCCAACCAGTGGCAGCACTCTTTGCGGTGGCGGCAGCGGAGGCTGCCTCTTTGTTATACTTTGTAGCACCCGTGATTAGTTCCCCAATTTGTCGCACCAGCGACATTCCCAACGAGCCGACCTCGGTGTTGGGTAGGAGAACATTGGGAAATGGATATTTGATACTGGCAATACTCACATAAGCAGAGCCGGGTTGGCGAACTGCCCACAAAGCCAAGGCATATGTCAACTGAACATATCCTACATTCTCTAAAACTTCATAACTCGGCTTAGAAGCCGGGGATGGGATAACTGGCTTGGCGGAAGGCACATTGCAAAGGGCTGCGAGTTGCATCCCTTTCATTTGGCTCACAAGATTCTGCATCCGCAGATTTTTATTGTCAATAATTTGCACAAAGTGTGCCTCGCTATGATCGCTATCGGTAAACTGGATTTGGACTGTTTTCCCTTGTGAGAAAGAATCGTCTTGCCCAGCTTTTACTTTAGTTAATAAGTTTTTATAAGTATTGTCGTTTATTAGACCGGCTGCATATTCAGGATAATGTAGAAGAGGTATAAAAACATAAAAAACAGTAGTAGCTGGGGCTGGTGGCTCTACCAGACCCGTAATTGACGCCGCCTTTTGCGCCATGGCGATAGCCTTGTCCCCAATACCAGCACGATTATGTTCGGGGACTCCCCATATCTTCCCGATCGCACTAAAAATTTGGCTCGTTGTCTTTTGCTGTAGACTTTGCACGCTAGATTGGACCGCTAACGGACCATCACGCCATGAATAATTTGTAGATACGTCATAGGCTTGGGAAATTCGGGGATTTAAAGAGCACGGTTTCAAAGGTTCAGCCTCAAGAGTTTTAACGGGTGCAGAGGCTCCTTGAGTGGTCATGGAGATTCCTCCCCTAAGTTGTCATAAATGTGATCAATATCCACAGATGAAAGTGCATCGCTGTGCTTTTCTTTTTTTGCAAGGAGAGACGCAATTTTTACCAATTGTTCATTTGAGCGCTGAAGGGTTTCCAGATATTTAGCCATTACGACGCCGCTTTGATGATGAGTTGTTTTTCCTTGATGAATATCTTGAACTATCTCCTCTAAGGCGGCGTTTGCCGAATCGCGGTCTATGCGTATATTTGTCGTGGCTTCTTCTAAGAGTTTATCAAATTTCGCCATTATCCCAATCCTCTTTAAACCCCCGATATCTTAAACGCAGCTTGGATAGCGAAGACGCTATTTGCTTAGTATTAAGATCGGTAATTTCTCTCATATATAGATAAATAGCTTTTTTATTGAAAATTTCAATATCTGTGCTGTGTTCAAAAAGAGTTTTAATTGCCTTCAAAACTTTGATGTCATTAGGCTTATCGGCTTCATCAAGCCAGCCATCCAGATTTTCCAACAAATACTCAAAAAATTCCTTATGTTGTCTATCGGAAGCATAAGTGTTATAAGTAACCAATCGTTCTTCGACTATCATCATATTATCAATGACAATTTCTGTTCTTAAGCGCTTTGAGGTCTTTTTTACTTTGTGAATAAACCAATTTTTGGTAATTACAGAAAAATAAGAAAAAGCCTTTGATCCTTTGTTCGGATCATACTTGTCCAAAATTGTAACAAGCCATGCTTTACACTCTTCTCGTAGAAAATCAATATTTGGTAAAGTGTTAAATTTGTAAGTAAAAACAATTTTATCTACCAACTCATCAAAAGCTGGATGGATATAATTAACATAAAGCTGAGATTTTACATACCGATCTGTAGTAGCGCAGTACTCAATAATCGCTTTTTCGTGGACTTCGGTAAAATATAATCTTTTAGTTTTCTTGCGTCTCTTTTTCGTCATCTTCTTCACCCAAAAGTTGTCGCTCTATATCCGATATTAGTGCAAGCCGAGAAGATAAACTGTTAGATACCCCTACAAGCTCTTGAATTATCGGATCGCCATAATATGTTTCTGATTTATTAACAGTTTCGACCAAATCCTTGTGCTGAGTCGCAACCTCTTGAACATCGAATATCATTGTTTCAATATTTCGAATTGTTAAAAGCAAATTTCGAACATACATAACCAATACAACAACGAAACCACTCAAAACACCAATTGTAATCCATTCAATCATCAGGTATATACTCCGTTGTTTTTAAATCCCCCCTCATATTTTTCAGATCTTCGCGAGCGGCTTCAATATATTCTTTTGTTACTTCGCCCACTTTTTTATCTTTCTCTCTCGCCTCTTTAGCAATCTTGATAAAAGTCGATGGCACCTTATCGATAGTTTTTCCTTCGCAATATTTACATCGAGGCGGGATAAAACCCATCGGTTGACGCTCATTCCATGTTTCACAACATGAATGGCAAAAGTAAGTATAGCGAGGCATATTAATTTTCTTCAGTAAAAGTCGCGTCCGGCACCTTAAATGTTGGCGGATTTGTTACGACTAATTGACTATGATTGTCGCCATCTACCACAAAATTGAATTCTCGTAAATGTGACACAATATCACTTTGTTCTGCTAGTGCTTTTTGTAAAGCCATCATAAGCGCTCCGAGCGCTTGATCTGATAATTTCATTTTAATCTCCTTTTAATATCCTATAACTGTCTTCGTCAAAATGTTGAGTAGAGAACTCAAATAGTTCTGTGTCTTCCAGGGCAACCATTTGATGTCGCAAGCCTCGGCGAACGTGAAAGTTGTCGCCCTTGGTGAGAATAACCTCATTTGAAAGATTAAGATTATCCTCATCGGAAAATTTTACTAAAAGCCTGCCCGATTGAACATAGAAAACTTCGTCCTTTAATTTGTGATAGTGCCACGAACACCTCTTCCCCTTTACAAAATAAAGAAGCTTCCCACAGTATTCCTCGCAATTAACGATCCACTTTTCAAAGCCCCAGCCTTTAGAAACAAATTTCATAATATGACCTCTTGAAGAATTTTTGTTGTTGAATAACCTTCTAAATAATTAAAAATTTCTACTGAGGTAAGATCCGAACCAACAACTTCCTCTTTTTTATAATCACCACCCTTTACGATCACATCGGGATGTAATCTCTTTATTAAATTATAGGGGGTGTCCTCTTCAAAAACAAAAACTTGGTCTACACATCTCAAAGCCTTCAATAGCTCCTTTCGATCCTCTTGTTTATTAATGGGACGATTTTGTCCCTTCAACCTTTTAACGCTTTTATCACTATTAATCCCCACTACTACCACATCTCCCAAGCTTTTACAAAATCGTAAAAGCTCAAGATGTCCCCTGTGTAAAACATCAAAGCAACCATTAGTAAAAACTTTTTTCATATTACACTTACTCCCCTCTTCTGTACAACAGTTGTGGCGCAATCATTGGCAAATTTTATTGACTCTTCTATATCGTTTGTTAGCAAAAATTTGTAACATAATCCAGAAAGAAACGTATCGCCAGCACCCGAAACGTCTTTAACCTCTACCTCTTTTACTGAGTAGGTGACTCCACAATGCAAACACCCCTTTGGACCCATCGTAACAATAAGTTTGTTTTTGATAGCTTCTGAAAGTGTGTGTCGGGTTGCCTCAAATTCGCTAGAATTGATCTTAATAAATTTTGCCTGCGTACACCAAGTGCCCAATATTTTTTTAGTATCTAAGAAAGTCGCAGGGTGCTGTTGGCAAATAAATTTAATGTCATCAGTGTTTAAAAACCCCTTATCATAATCCGATATAACCACACCATCATACTTTTTAAAATTGATTTTTTTCACAGCGCATCTTCCATATGAAGCGTCATTACAATCAAGTCTCATAAACATATGATTAGACTTTAAATCAATAAAGCGAGTTTTAGTAATATTTTGCCAGTTCTTGTTAGTGTGAATATTAACGTGTGCCCCAAGAGACTCTAAATTGCTCTTAACATTCATCGCCATGCCAACGTTATTATTAGTTTTGATCAAATTAAAAACCGGGACCGGCGCTTCAGGACACAACCGGATGCTCTCTCCATAACTAAAAATATCTGAGCAGCTTTCGCCCAAAACAAGAATATTCACTTTCGCCCCTTCACAACGTCGCAAATAAAATCAACATCTTCATTGTTCATTTCAGGGTAATTTGGCAAAAAGAATCCAGTTTCGTGGATTTTATCGCTCATCTCGTCTTGGAACGCTCCATATTCTTTAACCCAAAAGGGGTGGCGACCGAGGTTGCCCGCACTATAAATGCGAGTTTCAATTCCATTATTTACAAGGCGAGTAACAATTTCCTTTCGATGATCTGTGGAATTTGCCAAAGCTCCAAATGAAATGGATACCGGAACGTTTTCACCCCAATCTTGAAACTCAACATATCCCTCTAAATTTTTTGCATAACGCAAGTGGTTTTTATTCCTTCTCTCGACAACCCAATCTGCTTTTTCAATTTGCCGCAAGCCAATAAAAGCTTGCAAATCAGTAGCACGCAAATTAAAACCGGGAATGAAAAAGGTAAAAGGTTGATGAAAATCATCAACTCCATTGTCAGTCATTAACTGGTCATAAGCTTCTTTATCTAGGTCTTTGCCCCAGCCATGTGACCGAAGCATTAACAGAAGCTCGTACAACTCTTTGTCATCGGTGTTCACCATACCGCCCTCGATGGTCGATAGCTGGTGTCCAAAATAAAACGAGAAGGAAGACATGTCTCCAATTGTTCCGACCTTGCTACCGTCCGCATAGGCGGCACCAAGGGCAGCGCAGGCGTCCTCCAAGAGACAAAATCCATACTTCTCCTTCAACTGTAACAGTCTCTCTTTATAATGGGGAACTCCCAAAACTTGAACAAAGATAACAGCGTCTGGTTTATCTGTCTCACAAATCTTTTCTAACTCATCTAAATCCATACCATATGTTTTCGGATCAGTGCCCACCATTATTGGCTTTAAGCCGAACTGCATAGCGGGGGCGATGGTGGTTACCCAGCCAACGGCTGGGACAGCAATTTTCTTATTTTTAATTCTTCCTGCTGCAATAGCAGCATAGATCATCAATAGATTAGCCGAAGAGCCTGAGTTGTTAAAAACTGCGTGTTTCGTGTCAATAAATTCTGCCCACTTCTCTTCTACCCTCCAAGTAAGCTCCCCCTTCGTTAACCGAGGATAACTTTGTAGCCATTCACACAGAGCATCGATGTCTGCTTCGTTGATTGTTTCTTTGGCTAGCGGGTAAATAACGTTCATCTCTTCTCCTTGTTTTATAAAATTTCTTTCATATTATTAGCACTCCAAACATTATAATATGATGTCTTTAAATAAGGTGCCATTTTGATCTCTTTCGGACAAAATGGGATTTTGAACTGCCCACTCAAAATTTAAATCAGGATCATCCCAAGCGACAGTTACTTGCTTTTCCGGTCCCTGAT